AGCCAGTAACATGTCAAAAAACATGCGAAGCCTTCCTTTGAGAAAGAAGCGCCTCATGGGTAATAAGATTGTCCGTCTTATGGACGACAATCTACTCATTCAGGTATCAGCGGACGAGATGGGGGTTGTGAGCCCACATCTTATCTGCCCGAAGGGGATACGGAGATCCCTAATCCTTAAGTCCAGTCATGATTCTACTCATGAGTGGCTCTGGAGAGAAGCAAGGAGGGTCTATTCGTTACTTGGGAGTAATGATGACCTATTCTGCTTTTTCTTCGGAACGAGTTTGCGGTACTTGGAGTGTCTACTCAAGACGCTCGAAACCGCTGGGTTTGGACTTGTCGTCAATGGTGACGACATAGACCTTACTTTTGGGAACAAAGATTGGTCTGCGAAGGGGTGTGTGAAAACCTTTAAAGATTTTATCGTGTGGCCTCTCGCCAGAATGTCTGGTGAGACACCTAAGTTTGGCTGCCCCTTCAAGGGTGGCCCTAGGAAGTATTTTCAAAGCCTCTTCCAGAGGAAATCAGAGAAGAAATTGTTTGTAGCCAAGACAATTTTTGACTTTAAGAAAATAAGCTATACAGTCCCAAAAGCATTCGTGAACGCTACCGTTCAAGATGCCATGGACACTGCAACCGCTCCAAAACGGGATGGTCAAGATGATATGTTCATCGAAGCTGTTTCGGTCAAGGTGCAGTATATGTTCAAGGATCAAGAACCGTGGATTCCTTCCGACTTCGTCAAGGATTTTTCTTTGAACTCTTGTTACGAGAGTAGCCAGAAGAAGGGGGGGGTTTATGGTTGGTGGTGGAATCGGACCGAAAAGGGAATGCAGTTGTGTGGGGATGCAACTGTATGTTCTTATCAGGGTGGGATGGTGTTCCCTTCGAGGCAGGAAGTCTTCGAGGTAATAAAATCCTACCAGGGTGAGTTCCACAGAAAGAATGTGGCTATCTGTGAACCCTTGAAGGTTAGGACTATTGAAGCTACACAAGCTGCAGAGTCCCCATTTTGGGCGGATTACCAGAAACATACTCAGAGGGAGAATGTTCGGCAATGTAGGCATATTATGTCTGGACTGGAGGTAACTCTGGAAAGGATGCAACGTTTCTACACAGCTGCACGTCTCTTTGAGAAGTTGACGGGAATGCGCACCATCGTTGTCTCGGACGACGCGAGTGCTGCAACGGAATGCATTCACCCGGATCTCACCTGTGCTGCCACAGAGTGGACGATCCCTCCTGAATATAGAGAAATCTATCGGGAGAGCTGGGGGAAGGTAAACGGTGCACGAGCGCGGTGCGGTAAGGGAGCCTACGTTCATGGTGTCTTGAACGGAGAGCGGGTCATTTGGAAAAGAACAAATGGTCAAGGAATGGGCTGTAGGCCTTCCTTTGTTGCTCTTTGTCGGATACATGCGGCAGTGAAAGAACTCTTTCTCGATCGCGTCAGGTCTATGCCTGGCGTCCTAGATCGTAAGGAGATTCTTCTACTGTTGGACTACATGGTCAACGGAGACGATGGTCTCATCTTCTTCCCAGAATTCATGCTTGAGGAG